ATCTATAGTTGTGAGGGGAGTGGAAACACTTAAAGCAAGTCCACCCGCGCCGCCGGGTGCGCCGTTAGTTCCGGTGAAATTACCAGTTCCACCGCCGCCACCGTCGCCGCCTTTACCAACAATAAAGCCACTGTTTATGAGGTAAACACCAGCAGGGAATGATCCAGATATGGTTAACGCAGGGGTGGCTGTCGAACTGGATGAGATATAAACCCCACTGCCAATTGTCACGACTGGCTGAGATATCTCGTTCCACCCACTAGTCACAAGATACGTTCTTAAATTAAGATCTGTTTGGTTCGAGCTTATCGTGACACGAAACGCGCCCCCCGCACCAAAGCCATAAGCTTTTGCAGCTGCTGCACCTATGGTAGTTAATATTGGCATGGTTAAGCGTATTTTGATTGCGCGGCTAAAACTGTAAAGGTGGCGCTCGCTGTTTTAACAACCACAATCGCATAAGCATCAATACTGCTTGCATTACCACCGGATGGCGCAAATCCTGTCTGCCACTTAGGCGTAACTGGAGTGCCGTCAATTTGATAAACCGTTGGGTAATATGCAGTAGCTCCGTTAGTTACCAGCAGCGCAATGGTGATTGACTGCCCAATAGCCAGAATACTGTTTAACGAAGTTGTGCTGTTTCCACGAATATTCAATGTGAAGTTGTTTGCCGCATTGGTGGTGTAATACTGAACAGCTTGCGTTACAACATCGAAATTGGTAGTGCTTGTTGGAGCCGATGCAGTAATGGTCGCTGTTTCAAACAACGCTTTAATGCTGCCATAGCTGGAAAAAGTCGGGTTTACTAATGTTGGTGTTGTTATCGTAGGGCTGGTTGACAGCACCACGTTGTCTGTACCAGTAGATGTCGTTGTCCCTGTACCGCCGCTTGCTACAGGCAAAGTACCTGAGACGTCTGTGGTAAGAGCTACTTGCGACAACGTAATATTTGTACCATCTGAGCGAAGAACTCGGTTGGCTGTCTGTGTTCCCGCCAAAGCATTGATGGCAGCTTGTTGTGTTGTTTGGCCTGTACCACCGTTTGCAATCGCTAAAGTACCAGTCAAATTTTGGGCTTGAAGATCGTAGAAATTTGTGCCATTGCTGAACACCATTACCCGATTCCCATTTAGCACAGTAATTCCACTGCCCGCCGCTGTCGTGTTCCCAATAACAGTAGAGTTGTATATTGTGGCATCGTACCCGCTGTCGTTATAGATAATGTAATTTTTAGGGACAGGCGGCGCATAGATATTGAAATTTGCCCCGGTACTTGTAGTCAGCCGCAACATGGCGTATATGGACTCGTTCAGTCCTGCGTTAGATGACGCCCCATTAACATACGTCAAAGCTTGATTTGCTGCTACAACTGAAACAGTCTGATATCCAGCAATTGCCGTGTCTAAAACATAGGCAAAACTATTGTTCGTGGTAGATCCCCAAGTACCTGCTTGGTCACCCGCCCCAATAAGTTCTATGCGAAGACTTTGTGAATATGTGCTGCTCATTTTTTACCTTAAATAAAAGCGGTAACGAAGATAGGTATTGAAGTTACAAACACATTTATATTCTGAGCAGGTTTCCACTCAGCTCCACAAGACGTGCAAACCTGCGTTGCTTGTTCTTCCGCGCTCAGCGGGTCTTTACAAGTACCGCAAACTATTTCTATCTCATGCTTGACATCAACAACGCCATCTTCAAGGGTTTTCGCTTCATTGACTTGTTTCATGTTGCGCCTTTACAGTTGATCTTGAGTTGTATCTATTAACGTCCAATACACTGGCTTAAACACCACTGCCCCAGTCATTAAAATAGCATTCGCTTGCTGACCTGTCACAGGTACGGCAACTTGGTATTCACCAAGAACAGAGTTCAAAAGCGCGTTTGCTTGCAACCCAACCAAGTTTGAACTGGCTGAGTAGTTTAAAACGCTGGAAAACGGGGCGCTTGCAAACGGAGCCAGTCCAAACATATGAGCCTTTCAAAAGGGGGCCAAAGCCCCCCTTGGTTTAGTACGCAATCGCGTTACCGGTTGTTGCTGCAAGTTCCATCCAATCAACGGTGACAGTCAAGTTGATAACACCCGTCGCGCCCATTGTTTGCACGTTGTTGATGATGAAGCCTTCGTTGACGGCAAGAATCAACGGATAGTCACCGGGCTGGTGCAGGAATATCGGCTGCGCGGTCAACACTGTACCAATTGCAGTTGACTGGCCTTGTGTAAATGCCATAGCTTGTGTATCAAGTGTGCGAGTACCGGCAGTGTTTGCACCAGTGGTTGCAATCATCAATTGACCGCCACCAGCAAATGCTGAAGTCGGCATTGTGGTGCGTAATTTAGAGGTGTTAGTTTGCGTGAACAGAGCAGCAGTACCACCAGTATCATTTGTTGACCAGCTACGCGCTACTTGCATTGAATACTGCAACGGCTGAGCTGTACCAAATGCGGTTATTGTTGAAAAACCAATTTCGACACGACGAACCATGCAAAGCTGAGTAGAGGTAGTAGGTGCCCAACGGAAAGAATATACAGTACCACCAGCAGCCACACCGGTCAGTGAGCCTGAAGTAAGACCCATACTGTACGCACCTAACAGTTCGGGTGGACGCTCAGTAACACGCGCTGCCAACATAGTTGCGTCTACAGTTTGAAGAACGGTGGCTGATGCACCAGATTGAATAATAGCCATTTGAAAACTCCTTGAATTTAGCTGAGAGTGTAGAGAAAATTACGGCCCCCAGCTATGTAACCGGGGCTTGCATCAATGAAAACAGTAATCGTACCGTTGGTCGTACAGACCGCAGATACTTTAATACCGTCCATTTCTAGCTCATCACCGCCTGCGGACAAAAGCCCAACAGGAATTGAAAAGCCGGAACCTGTACCGCCTAAATTTGTATTAGACGCTGAAAGTGTGTCACCGTACGCGTAGTTCACGCCAGTGCCGTTTGTGGCAATCGTTACTGAAGTAACTGTACCAACACTTACAACGACAGTAGCTGCCACAGCACCTGTACCAGACCCGCCTGTCAAAGGCACGTTTGTGTAAGTGCCATTGGTGTATCCAGAACCGCCGGTGATAGTGCCAAGAGCAGAAATAACGTTGGTTGATTTTGCGCTGGGGGCGATTAATATATGGCTCGCTGTTGTCGCAAGTGCATCTGTAATAGTTCCAAAGTACGACTGAACAGGTGTGGTGCCTAAATTAATTTGCGCGGGGCCAGCTGGTTGGCTTGCAGCAGTTTGTACTGAACCATTTGGAAACTTAAAACCGCCAGTGGTAGATTCAATAACGCCCGCAACACGCATCTTTGATGTGCCTGCGCCATCAGAAGTTGTACCAACAAGCAAGTTGTTTGTGGTTGGGGCAAACCGCGCAATCTCATTTGCAGCCAGCGTGCCACCTTGGAAGAATTTGGTGAACGCGCCCGCAGTAGCGGTACCAATTGCAAGGCTTGTACTCTGTGAATACAAGTATCCTTCAGCAGCCCCCGCAATGGTAAAAGTACCAAGGTTGTACGTTGAACTGTTGATGCCAAAATTAACAAAATTTGTAGTGTCGTTACCGTTATCTGCTGTAGCCACAAAGTCAGTAGAAGCACTTGTGCCAGCGTTCAAGTTCTGGTAATTTACTTGAGAGAAGCTGTTTACATCCCCGAAGAACGACGCAGCGGAATTAGCAAGTGGAGTACCAGTACCGCCGTTGTTTACAGTAAGCGGGCTGTTTGTAGCCGACGTGACTGTGGCGGTGTTATTAAAAGTTGTTGTTCCGTTATGGATTGCAGCACCGGTAAAAGTCGCCGTGCTTGTTACACCAAGCGTGCCTGTTACACCAAGCGAACTGCTCATTGTCGTTGCGCCAGTAATGGTCAACGCTCCAGCAGCGTCGTAATTTACAGAGCGTGTTGACGGATACGTACAGAAGACGTTTTTCGTGCCCGCACTAAAACTCACCGGATTGTTTGAGTTGGACGATCTGTAAACTGTGGTGCGGGTCAAGATAGCGCCCGTAGCGTCCAAAGTTCCAAGCCCAACTTCAAACTCATTTGCAGCAGTGTTTTGAATCGCGTAGTAAGTTGTGTTGCTTGCGCCTACGCCCGCAAGAAAGGTCTGAAAACTTGAAGCAGCGCCGAGCAGCGTAAAAGTTCCCGTCCCAGTCGAAGAGGACGTTTCAAGAACACGATCATTAAGAACTAACGGCATGTTGTTCTCCTTTTATGCAATTCTGATAACAGCAGACGAGCTGGTTGCTGCGGGGAAAGTAACAGCAAAAGTACCACCCACAACTGACTTGTCTGAGCCAAAGTCAAAAATAGCAACTGCCGCATTTGATTGCGATGTGTTGTAAATCAACGCGCCTCTTGCAGTAAAGGTGGCTGTAGTCCAAGAAGTATCTGCAAAAGATAGGTAAGCCACTGTCCCCGACGATGTTGGGGCTACAGAAACAGCAAGTGTGTTGCCCCCTGCGGTGTATCCAGTGCCAGCAACTTCGTTTGATGTTGTGTACACCGTAGTGGTCGCATCCAGTGAAGCGGATGAGGTGTACAACGCCATCTTGAATGTGTTTGAAGTAAAGTTCTGCTGCGCATTCAGGAGCTGTACTTTAAAACTTGTTGGAAGGGTTTGTGTGATTGCCATTATGTCTCTCCAAGATTAAGACAGTGTTGATACACGCGCTTGCCCTGTACGGTACGCGTCAGTACGCTCTTTACCGTTGCAAAGCATTGTGTATAAATTCAAAGCTTCGTTATAACGTGCCTGATACATAGCAACTATATCAGGCTCGCCTTTAACAAATGTGATTGCTTCTAACAGACAACCATACAAAAGCAGGCTGTCGAAATTATCGCCAAGCCAAGAAGTTTGAGATTGAACAATAGAAACTGGGTAATGAAAGTAATGCAGCTCAACAAGATAGTCGTCGTCTGGAGTTGGGCCAACTATCATGGTGAAATTTTTATATGGTGTGGGAACGTTGACGCCTGCCACCATACCGAATAGCGCGTAGTATTTTGGAAGCCCAGTATCAGTTGGCGTCGGGTACGCCTGCCGAATGAAGTTAACGTCTTTGTTGAGCAAAAACTCTTGTGGGCTTTCTAACAGAAGTACGGGATCAGTATAGACAGCAAGCGAATAAACAGCCAAAAAATCCGGCGGAAGATTCAAATATTTATTGCCGCTTGTCAAACTACCATTTACGTTTTTGCGCAATGCTGGTGGTTGCGCTGTATTGTAAATACGCTGCTCGGCCTGTTCAATGAATGTATTGATCTGCGTCTGAGAAGACACGGTCGAGTTGTCATACAAATACGTCTCTGGAAACGTATTCTCCATGTACGACTGAATAGCGGCTGACAACTCGGTATAGGTCATCCCATTGGGCCTCTAGACATTGTGCCTTTGGTAGCTGCACCAACGCCACGCATTTTGATGCCGGTGGTTTTTACAGGGGCGTAGTTACCCTTGCTGATACCGCCAACAGACATGTTCAATTCATTTGAAAACTCAGTACCGGTTGTAGTAGGCACTTTGTTTGAAACTGAACCGCCACTCATTGTGTGGGGTGGAGCGTAAACTTTGGCGTCGCCAACTTCTTTGCCCATCCGCTTGTCGCTGTATTTAGCCATTATCGACCCCTTTGATTCGCGGCACGCGCCATGTTGCGGCCCATAGTCTTCATAGCTTTGCTGGTCACGCCACCCTTTTTCAGTTTGGTCATGGGTTTGCCCGGGTGCATCTTTTTCTCGTGCTTATGCACTGCGCCTGCAACCATTTTTTTGTCCTGTGCTAAGTCTTTTTTGTCCATGTTCAACTCCTCATGTTGTCGTAACTGTAACTGTACCAAGCTGTATTTGCAATATCAGATTATTTGGTGTCAAACCACTATCATCTGCTCTTGCCCCACCAATCGGGTTCCACCCCCATTGAAACACCCTGCTACCGCCTTCTGGTGCGCCTAACCCATCTGGGCCAATGCCACCATTAATGTCAATCTGCAATCCGTTTGTGCCCGACTGCAAATAGCTCACATCTGGCCTTGGCTCCCGCACGGCTTGCGGATCATTCACTGGGTACAGACCAAGCGACAGCTGCGGCTGATCTGGATCCCAACAGGACGGACAGACCTTGATGTTGTACAACTTGGTCTTAAGAACCTGCTTTTTAAGCTCTTTGAGCATATACCGCTGCGCACAGCGATCACACTCGGCAATTGAATACTTACCTGAGGCAAACTTGGTTGGCATCCGTCACCTCAGTAAAACAACATCCGTGGGACAAACCTGTCTGCCGCTTTTTCACGATCCTCTTGAGACGCCAACAACCACTGCTGCTCGTACTCAGACTTCAAAAACAAAATTCTTTCCGCAGGAACATCTACCCGTTTTGACGCAATGTAGAAAGCCAGCCCCGCCACCAAGCAAGGAATAAACCGGAATGGGATATCTTGGATGTTCACGCCGTTGCCTGCGTCTTGTATGCGACGCAGTCTCCAGTACACAAAAATGTACTGATCACCGGGGGCATTGGGCGAAGGCCACACATTGATAGACGGCAGGTTTGCTACCGACACCGCCGCGCCAGTCAAATGTAGAGCAGCCGTAGTGCCATTCTGTCCACGGAAACAATTCAAGAGCTGATTGCCGTCCACGTTGGCGTAGGCGATGGTTTCTGACCCAATATTGATGAAACCAGTTGTTGCTAAACCATTGGTGGTGCTGAGCGTAATGGTGGTGTCAACGGCTGAAATCCCGCCGTTAAGCGTAATGGTCGTCGTGTTTGTGTTGGCTGTTTGGCGGTTCACCCAAACTTGGATGGGTCGGCCTTGGGTCAGCTTGTTGGGGATGGTCGAATAAGTGGACTCAGAGATGCGAGTGATGTTGATGTCAGTCTGATTAATGCCGCTGGCTTGGGTACGAATCACTTGATCAAGCAAGTCGATGGTATCTGCCGGGAAGGGGTAGATTGGCTGCCCAGTGTTCATAACGATCTGCCCTTGCTCGATCGTCCACAGATTGATACCCCGATTTGCCCACTCAATGGTGAGCATGTTCAGGCTACGGCGTGCCGTACGAAACTCATAGCCCGTGCGTATCTCTAAACCCGCCCGCTCATACGCCTCCTCCATGATCTCATTGAGGTCAAGATTGAATGCTGTGAGTCCAGACGTGACTGCCATTATCTAAATCCTGCCGTTTTCTTTGCAATGCTCTTGGGTTGTGCCACAAACTGCTTGCCAGCCTTCTTGCCCGCACGTTTTGCACGGGTTGTGGCTGCATACTCTGCTGGTGACAAAGACTTGATTGCTGCTTCGGGTAAGTATCTCTCACCTGTCTTTGACGAAGGCTTCCCCGACTTGGTACGCCATTTCTGGTCGCCCCAGTTTTTGAGGGAAGTCTGCGGTGCTTTCAATCTCTGTAACCTCCACCCGCCGCCTTGTACTTCTTGGCAACAAGCTGCGCCTTACGTGCCGACCACTGCCCAGCACCCGTACCTTGAGTAGCTGCGGCTTTGACCTGCGACACAATCCGTTTACGCAGCTCTGGCTTTGTGTAATTCCCTGCGGCATTGACTTTGCCACCCTCCGCGTACATGTCCACATTCTGTGGCTTGTCCTTGCGATGAACGACTTTTTTACCCGGCATCTTTGACGGGTTAATGTTGCCCATGCCGCGAGAAGCCATCATTTTTTGCCCCTCGCCATGCCGCCGCCACACATGACGATCGTGCCACGAGTCTTGCCACGCTGAGCAATTCCGTCCGCGCGCGCAGAAGCTGTGCCGCCTTTAGCCATGCCCTTCACTTTTTTGCCGTCGACACGAATGTCTTGACCGGGTTGTTCAGGCATACCGGGTTCGTTCTTCTTAAACTTGCGTCCAGCAGAAGCGCCATCAATGTCTTTTGGTGCTTCTTTAGGAGCTTGTTTTGTTTTCTCTAATTCGTAGTCCATCAGCAAATCCTTCCTTTGGTCTTGCCTCGCTGAGCAATACCATCAGCACGGCTGGAAGCAGAAGAAACTGGGCCGCCCTTTTTATAAGAGGAGCCAAGTGCTTCACGCATTTTCTTACCAAGAAACCCAGTATCCCCAGATTGTGATGAACGCACAGACTTTGCCCAATCTGATTCAGCGATTGGTTTAGAGCCGCTGTCATCGTTGCCTGAGTCGCCCATCTTTTTGCGGTTTTCAGCATACTTAGAGTACGTGGCCTGCTTTTCTTCTTCGCTAGGGCCAGCACCTACGTTGTATGGGCCAATACCGCCTTCTTTTTTGGGAGGCTGTGTTTTTCTAGAACCAACAGCTTCACCGCCCATTTTTGAAGCATCCTGAGATGGTTTTGAAGGTTTAGCAGAAGACGTAGCTTCTTCCTTGTACTTGGTGTTGTACTTCTTGCCCTCAAACTCAAACTCAGTTTCGCCACTTGAACGGGCTGCCTTAAAAGCTTTTTGAAATTCACTTAAAGCCATGATGACTCCTTAGCAGGCCTTGCCGCCCTTATTCATCTTAATCATTGTGCCCTTGGTTTTGCCTTTGGAAGCAACCCCGTCACGGCTAGGAGCAGCGGTTTTCACCGAACCCATTGAAGTAGGCATTGCTTTGGCGCTGCCGCCTTTTTTCATGCCCATCATGCCACCAGCAGGAGCAGCGCCCATACCAGCGCGCTTCTTGGCAGCCATCATCGCCATCATCTTTGGATCCATTTTCTTTGTAGCCATCTCACCACCTCTTTTAAAAGTTTTGCCTTTGTCGGCAGTTGAAAATTCTTTGCCCACAGATTGCGGGACTCCCACCTTCTTGGCAAACGCTGGGTTGTGAGCCACCGCCTCCATGAAATTGTGTTGCTTCTTGCTACTGCTTGGCATCACTTCCCCGCTTGAATAAGCTGGTCAATTTTTGCTTCAAGGCGATTAAACCGTTGGTCAATGTGGTCAGTAACCCTTGCAACTTCTGCTTTAGTGGCTGTATCACGGGCAATCTCCTCTCGTGTAATGTTCAAAAGGCGCTCAATGCGCTTCACATCTTCAAACTTTTCTCGAATGAAGAACCAAAGACCGCCCATAGTAAGCGACAGTCCAGCAGACCAAATTGTGCCGAGTTCCATCACACAAACCTGCCCTTCGTTTTGCCCTTGATGGCACAGCCATCGGCCTCAGTTACATACCCGCCTTTAGCGCAATTCCATGCACGAAGGCTCTTGTTAATCCTCGAATCTGGATCGCTTGCGGTCTTGGCGCTTGTCAGCTTCTTCTTCATTCCCTCCATACGGGCGCAGAAGGAATCCCTGCGACTGCCGCCCTCTGGCTGTGGACGCTTCAACCCCGGTTTCCCGGGATTCGCTGCGTTGTAGGAAGCCCGACCTTTGGCGTTCAAGCCTCCGCTCGGATTCTTCCCTTCTTTGCGCGTCCATGCTGGGGATTTAGCCATAGTAAATGTTCGCAGCAGTTAGGGCGCTAATGTATGCGTACACGCCGTTTAACACACGTACACCTTCGCCGGGGATTAAAAAACCGTTGAAGAAAGAATCTCCAGTCGTTGCTTGATAGGTCATCAACCATCTACCCACTGCATAAACAGCCGCAGGCGTTCCTGTAATAGTTCCGGAATTGATGTCGGTCAGCGTAAATGTGTCTGCGCCGGTTCTAGTGATTGTGTAAGTACCGTCAGTAGCCGCGCCGCCTGTGCCAGCCTCAAAGTGGATACCTATTGTGTCCCCCGTACTCAACCCATGCGCCGTCTTGGTCACCGTCACAGTCGCACCACTACGCCCGTAAGTAACGCTGGAAGAAACAGGGGCAGTTGTGGTGTCAAACAAGGTTAAAAAACCTGCGGCTCCTCCACCTGTAAACGATACAGCTTTAACCCGTGTAGGGTATCTAACCATAAAACCGCTCTCGTCTAGGTGCGCCTGTTTTACGTCGTATTGCATTCCCATAATTAATCTCCTAGTTCAAAGACTGGGGGCCGAAGCCCCCGAGATCAATTAGACGTTTTGCTGGCCAATCAGAGGATCGGTTACAAAATAGATGATTGTGCCGCTGACAGTGCCGCCAGTAGCTGCATCACCAGTGTTTGCGCCGCCGGTAATGTAGACCAATTCAGTGGTAGACATTGCAGCGCCCAACGAAGTACCAGCGCCGCTAGTAACCCAAGTAACTGTCTGTTTACCTGCATCAGCAGCGTAGTTGTCAATCAAAGCGGTAGGACTGGCTGTGCCTGTGGTGTACAGGGTAAAACCCATATCCATAGTAGGAGTTGTACCGCCTGTAGCGGCAGCGTTAAATTGAATTTCGGTAATCACTGCGCCAGCGGGCAGGATAACTGCGGGTGCGCCAGAAGCAGATGAAACTTTGGCAGTGGTAGTGTTTACTAGGGTTGGGTCAAAGTAGAACTGAGCAGCCATAAGGCCAGAACCACAATAAGCGGTACGAGTTTGATCGCCGCCGCCAGAACGCCAAATACTTTGGGTGGTAGATAAAGCCATGATAAATTGTCCTTCGTACAAAGATCAGCGTGTCAGTTGTGTACGCATCTGCCGGATCAGTCTGACACACCGGGAACTCCGGTTTGAAGCAATATACACCAAAAGAAAAGGGGGCACAAGGCCCCCTAATCATCAGGCTCCCTGAGAACCCCACATACCGAGGGGATCAGACCAGCCGAAGCTGTAACGCTCACGAGACTTGTAACGCACGTTACCGGTGTCGAAGTCGCCGTCCATGCTGTTAGACAGCGGGGTGCGGACGAAGTGCTTCATACCGTTAGGCACGTCAGTAGTCAAGAACCAAGCATTCGGGTCTGTCAAGTAGTGGTTTACAGTGTAACCACCGGGGATAGAACCGTTGTTCTTGATTGCGTTGATGTCGTTGTCATTGGTGCCGACGCGGAGTTCGGTTTCCAACAAACGTGTTGCAACGAATTGCAACTGGACAGGGATCACCAGCTTTTTAGGCTTGGCAGCGATCAACAAGCCACGTTCGTCAGTCCACTGGGCGATCTGAATAACTGCGTTTTCCAACGAAGTTTCATTCAAGTCGGCAGGGGTAGTCGGAATGTTGCTGTTGGTGCCACCAGAAACCAAGGGGTGAGAAGCGCTGAACAAAGCTTGACCGTCGCCACCGGGGTAGCTGGAGCTGAAGCCGTTGTTCAAAACTGTAGCAGCCTTGATTTGCTTGGTATAAGCCATACCGCGAGCCAGAGCTTTGGTGTAACGAGCAGACAAGCTGTCATACAAGTTATCTTCGATGGCCTCTTCGGTCAGCGAGAAACCCAAAGCGATGGTTTCGTGGTTGTAGCGTGCAGTCCATGCCTCTTGCGCATTGTCATAAGCGATGGCAGAACCTTCGTTTTTGACTGGTGCGGCTGAGAAGCCAGACAGCTTGGTTTCTTCCTCGAATGAACGCTCAGAGGTCTCGGTTTCGTAGATCTCTTTGTGTTCTTCGCCATACGTTGCATACTCAACACCGAACAAAGCGTTCAATCCGGGGAGCAACTCTTTAAGCAGTTGTGCGCGTGAAATAGCCATTTAAGTTACTCCTTAGACGCTGGCATTGCCAGTTGGGTTCATGTAAGAATGACCACCGTTATAAACCACGACGTTAGGTGTACCTTCGGTCAATGTGATATACGGAACATTCCACTTAACGATAACTTCACTGTAGTTACCAGCAGCATTGGTAGTCTCAGAAACGAGACCCACAACACGCAAGGGCAAAGTGAAAGCGGTGTTCGAGCCAGAATCGTATGCGCCAATGTTTGAGTTACCAGAAACAGTGGAGTTAGATGAAGGCTGAGAAATCGCCAAGTTATCGCCTATAACCAGTCCAGAAATAGGAGTGATGGTGGTGCTAGTAGCGCCGCCAGTCACAGCAACTTTGAACAGTTGGTCAGGATCATCAGCGACGTAAGCCACGATGTCTGAGGCAACAACACTGCCGGGGTAAGAGTTAGCATACAACACTTGGCCCGTACTTGGGTTGGTGTAGCTGCAACCAAGGAACACGCCAACCACGCCTGATGCAGAGACAGTAGTAGTGCCGGTTTCCTTCACGATAACACCAGAGGAGATACGCACAATGTCGCCATTGTAGATAGCACCCGCAGTGTTGCTTGCAATCGGGAGTTCACGAGTTTGACCCGCAAAAACCTGACCGCCGATCAAATTGATCGGTTTGAACCCGTAAGGGGCCGATACAGTCGGATAAGCCATTTTTAAGCTCCAAAAAGATTAAGTGCCTTTGCCAAAGCTTGTCGTGGATTTTCCTTCTTTGAAGATGGGCATCCGCGAATCACTCTGACGCATTAAGCTGTTGTCCACGGCATCTATTTGAGAGCTGGCTTGACGCTGGTAATGCGACTCGCGCTGTTTTACAAACTCAATAGGTGTCTTGCAGAGCAACAACCCGTCAATCTCGATATTGTTTTTGAAACGACTATCAGGATCAACTAGCAGTTGAAACTTCGGCTGTTCTTCAATGGCTACCGGCTCCCAGCCCTCACGCATTTTTGCGGAGAAGTTTTTGGGGTCACGACGACCGTTGAAAGAAATCCGAATCCATCTGTACGCGTAGTTCGGGTCTTTATCAGGCTCCGGTAGCAACTCCGCTGGACGCCACTGCGTGGGGCGTTCCTGCATTGCACGGCTACTCATCTCGCGTTGTAATCTGCTTTCGTTTGCTACTGCCATCTTAGGCCTCCATTTTCATTTTTTCACGAGCATATTGCTCGTTAGTTAAACCAAGTTTCTTCGCCAGATTGGCTTCAGATTTACTCAACACGACCTGTTTGGAGGCAGTGCTGCGCTTGGCTGGGGCCACGACAGTGGCTGGCTTTGTACGCTGAGGTTTTCCCTCATCGTTTGTAGAAGGTGCAGCGAATTCTTCTGGGAACCGCTTCTTAACTTCTTTGTCGATACTGGAGTAATACTCGTCAGTACCGATGAATCCTCTACCATACCGCTCAGCAAGCTCCTCGTGGACTCCTTCAGCGTACTTGCGCATTGCACGCTTGTTTTGGTCTACAAACCAAGGGTTTCTGGACACCCAGTTTGCAACCTTTGGATCCATCTGCTGTGCTTGAGGTGGAGTGGTTTGGCTAGTTTGTACATCATTTTCTTGGTTTTGTACAGTAGGCCTGAAATTTTTTGCTTTATCAAGCTTCATCTCAGCACGAACTAGCTCTTTCTGGGCCGCCAAAAGCTTCTCGGAATCCCCAGAGTCATAAGCCTCTTTGTAGTTCCGTTCAGCTTTGTCAACTTCCATTTCAGCAGAAGTCTGGTAAGTAGAGATTAACTCTTTCTCACCAGTTTGTATCATAGACTTTAACTTTTTGTTCTCGTCTAGAATATTCTGAGCCAATCTCAGAGCTTCTTGCTGTTCACGGAAAGCAGCCTCTTTTGCCCGACGCTCGTCGTGCCAAGCCTTCTTGTATTGCTTGAACTTGGTTTTGACGTTGTGAGAATAGTCTTCGGACTCGTCTACCTTCTCAAGTTCGTCTTTGATGTCTTCTGGCAACGGTTCAACATGCCGGTCTTCAGGAGGAGTGTCATCAACAATCTCTATCTTGACCTCATCTTCGTCGTCGCCCTCCACAGAAACGTCCAGTTCGTCTTTGGAGTCTCTTTCGTGTGGGAATTTGTATTCTTCAAATTGTGTAGCCATGATTCCTCCTTATTTGCGTCGAACGCCACGAGGATCTTCTACAACACCTTCGACTGTATCGTCGTTGATGATGCGGAATTCACGATCATGGATTACAAGTCTTGTGCCTGAATGGGGTCGTACCAAGACAAAATCACCCTTTTTACACCAAGGGCCGCTTGGGAAGCGTTTTTCGTCTTTGTAACAGTCAGGGCCGAGGTCAACCACGAATAGAACTGTGGTGAGAGTTTCCTCGTTGCGGATGGTCTCATCAGCTTTGATGATGCCTCCGTCGTACTCTTTCTCCTGCTCAGGGATCGCACACAGGATTTTGTAGCCCGAGGGCTTAGGCAGTTGCCGTGCTTTTTCTTCCGCGTTCTTATACAGTACAGCCGATAAATCGACCGCCCGCGTAAGGTCAAGGGTTTCACTCATCTGAGTTCTCCAAGTTTTTTGTCAGGTCTGTGATGAATCGACGCGCGGTGAGTAGACCTGTAACAACCCCACACTGCTCACAATATTCCTCGTAGCTCTTGGCAGATTTGGCTGCCAATGACTCCTCGATATATTTGATCTGCGCATCAATTTTTTCGGTGACAATGCCACCAAATTTCATAAGTTCGTACATCAGTCTCCTTTCTTAGTTGGTTGCTTTCTTTGAGCCTGTTGACTCATCTGTTCCCTGTGTTTGGTCATCTCAATGCCCATACGGAACCCATCTGCTTGTTGCTTGGCTTCTCGCTCAATCTCGTTGTTCTGATGTTGCAACGCAAGCTTGGCTCCCTCAGTTTCCTGCTGAGCATCAATACGTTTCATTTCAACTTCGATTTGCGCCATCTTGGCCTGCATATCCTGCATGTCTTTCTGAGACTTGCGCTGGAGGTCTTGTTGCTTGATCTGCAACTCTTGTTGCTGCAATTGAATGAGCGGATCTTGCTGCATCTGCTGATTCTTCTGCTGCTGGGCTTCTTGCTGGTTCTGCTGGAGCAACTGTTGAGATGCTTGCGCAGCCATCTGAGAAACTTGGATTTCCATTTCTGGAGACATTTGTTCCTCGTCCTTCTCTTCGTTGTAGGGAGGTAAGGCTTGACCCATTGTTTGCTCAACTTGCTTGCGGTACTCCATACCCAAATGCTCGAATACGTGAGCCATCATCGCCGCTTGCAACTGCTGCGCCATCTGCGGGTTCATGCCCACAATTGACTGCACTTTCGGGTCTTGCATCGCTGCCATGTGAACAGCAATGTGAGCCTGATGGTCTTGATAGATGAACGCCTTGACTGGTTTGTTTGCCAAGATGTTCATGTTCTCAGTGACAGGGTCGCGCGGTTTCATGTCTTCTGCCATCGGCACGAGCTTCTGGTAGTTTTTGATACCCAGCACGTCGAGCATCTGACGGTGTAGCAAAGGCAGGTCATACAGCTGTGGCGCGGTTTGCGCCAGCTGTAATGCCGCTTGATACTGGACAACCTTTTGGGCCATCGTCGCTGCATTGGGATCACTGACTGGAATCACGTCCACCAAGTCGTAGTCAGACTGTTTGGCTTTTCTGCCGCCATCAACAGGCTCGTAGTCATACTCCTCGGGGGTGTAGTCGCGGATGATTTCTTTCAAGAGCTTGAACTCTTGCTTCATCGAGTAATGGATGCGCGCCTGAACAGCAGACATCGTCTTCAACTGACGCTCAAGGATCGCCAATGTTGTGCCCACTGGAGCCTGTGCAGACATGTCAGACGTCTGCAACTCAACAGCGCCAGCAAACTTGCGGCCTTCCTCGATGATCTGGTTGAGCAACGCAGCCAAAACTTGGCTTGGCTCCTTGTACGGCAGCGCCATCAGGTTGTCCCTGATCGTGCCGCTTGGGACGTCTACATCACGGAATTCTCCGGGGGAGATTGGCGTGTCGTCGCCTTTGGTGCGTAAGCCTCTTGTCTTGAAACCCCCGGGGAGATTCGACAAAGTGCCAGCATCCACAAGTTGACGAAGGATAGAAGTACCAGACTTGGCAAAAGCGCCAATAAGATGAATAAGCCCAAAACAGTAAAAGCCAAAACCCGGAATGTAGCCGTAATGCACAAAGTGAGTACGCTTGTGACAGTCTTCATCCTCCGGCCTCCAGTTTCTGCGAATTGCCAACACCTCGCCTGAACTCTTTTCAATCGTCACGATGTACGGCAGCGCAATGCCTGTCTCTTCACCATCCTCGTCGGTATGCTCGTAGCCTTCTAAGTCCAGCTCAACTTGCATCTCCAAGAGCTTGAAGCGATCATCTTGAGAGGCTCTAAAGCCCAGCTTCTCAGCAATCTTCTTCTCCACTTCATCCATCACATTGTTGGGTTTGCCCAAGTCAATGTCTCGATAGAATCCCTCGTGCTGGAGTCGTTTGACCTCGTTCTCAGTCTTGCGCATCACGTGGGTCACACGCTCTGCCGCTTCCAAACTTGAAGCGCCGTAAGGCACAACCACGTCCTCAGCGGGGCAATACATCGACACCTGACGCCCCAGTGCTGGGTCAAAGTACACCTTCTTGAACGCGTTACCAGCAAGGCCCAAGCCCCACAACATGCGCTCATGCTCAGGCCTGTACTCGTACATCACGTCGGTCAACTGATGGTTCATGTCATCTTGAACACGCTCAGCAGCTTTCTTTGTATCAGCGGTTTCTTTGCCAATGATCTTGGTCTTGACGGGGCCACTCGCGGGGAATGTCTCCATCATGGTCTCGGCTTGGAACTTCACCACGGCTTCTGTGAGCAGTGGGTGATACACGCCACAAGCGCCGGGCCAAGGCTCCATGCGATCCTCAAGCTTCATACCCAACAGTTCTAAGCCATCCACATACGTCTGTATCCAGTCTTTGCGGCTTGAGATATCTGTGTCGTAGTCTTGCATCAGTGTGCTGGCGAGGGATGCCAACTGCCCCTCATCCATTTCTTCTGCCAAGTTCTTACTGAACTCGTTCTCATCCTCGGTCTTCTCAATCTCTATCTCAAAGCCGGGGCCAGAAATCTCGACTGACTCTGGGTCTTCAATCGTCACCTCAATTGGCTCCTCCTCTGCACCCAACTGGTCGAGTCCTTGAGGGGCGGCGTATAAGCCTTTCACCATGCTGTTTGTTGCCATCATCTGTCCTTCAGAGTTGCCCGATTGGTACGGGCTGAATATGTGAAATCTTTTGCGGGGTGACCTGTACGTTTTACTGCACGGTCTTTTGCCCGTTCCTCAGCAGTCATCATGTTGCGCTTTTGTCCTGCTGCTGTCAGTGTCCCGTCTTCTCGCATGTGCCCACGTTTCTTGAGTATGGCAACCGCCGTGTCTTTGTTGCCCACTTGCGCTGCAAGTCGATCAACCAACTGATTCCTACCCATGAATTTCTGTGTAGCCATGTGAATCCTCAATAGTACGCCGCTTTTTTGCGGTGCTTGTATAAGAAGTCGTCTTCCGGCTCATCAGTGTCGAGACGGATGAAGCCGCCCTGCCGGAATCTCAAGAGTGCCAGCGTTGTGGAGTCTACCAAGTCATCGTTGACTCCGCTAGGGAAGTCGTTGCATTCTTCTATGACTTCCTTCGCCCATCGCCGCTCTGGCGCAAATACCACTCCGCCATGGAACAAACTGGAGACGGCGTTGACACGAGAGATCTTGTCTTGTCCCTTGCCCGGGGTGAACTCTTGCACGGGGATGCCCATCCTGCGCATCTCCTGATACAGCACAGACCCGCTGGACTTCTTCTCCACCATGAACGAGTCAGGCTCCCACTGTTTGTACTCCTCCAGCACCAACGCTTTCAAATCCGGGTATTCGAGGCGTTTCTTGATCGCGTTTAACAATATGATCGCGTAATTGTTCGTTTTCTCGTTGAAAAACACGCCCCAGACCGTCAAAGCGTTGTAGTCTGACCGATTGTTGGCCTCTTGCGCCGCGTCCAAACTCATGATGGTGAACTCGCACTGGGGAGGAATCTCCTGATCCCATATCTGCCACCACTCCCTCTTTATCAGCGCACCTTCCTCAGAGACGGGGTTTTGCATGTACTGGGC